TCATCTCCATATTATCTTCGTCTTTTGCACACTCGAAAATTGGGCGAATGATCGGCGAGTCTTGCCCAACCGGCATCATGTCAATATCTGTTTCGATTGGTTTTCTATACTGCTTCTGCATCGCTTCTTGCTCTCGAAGTGCTGCGCCTTCTTCACGATTTAATTTGGCCGATGGGCCAACCGGCATTGGGCGTAACGTACCGTTACAATGATAACATAGCGGAGATTCTTTGTATGTTGAGGAATCCGGCTGCTCGCCGACTGGGATAAACATCTCCGGGGCTAACTTCATCTCTGGAGTAATCTCAATCTTCGACCGATATCTCGATTCCTGACATTGGGTGCAAACAAGTTCAATAAAAGCCACAGTGCCCTCCTTTGTAAACTATTTCTTCTTACTCATTGCCTGCGCCATAATCTGCGCCTTCTCCTTGTCATCGAGTCTCTGGGAAACTTCAGACCATGCGGGCCACCCGAGCGTCTCAAGCAGCGACTTACGATCAATCGCACCGAGTTTGAACAACATCGTGCCCAATCGCTTTAACAACGTCTTGCTCATGATGGTCATCGACGCTGGGTCTACATAAATCGCATACTTCTCTGGGCGGTCAACTGGCCTCCAGGTCACAGGGTTGAACTCTTCCCCATCTACGGCAGGAATCACTCGCTCGGTTGTGTAGTTCATGCACATGCGAGAGAAGATCATCTCCGCTACTCTCTGCACAACTGAGTGCAACATCCTCGCGCGAAGGCGAGTGGTTGACTGGCCTTGAGAAATCTCAGTCTCGGTGAGGTCGGCACTCACGTTCCCGCGAGATGGCATCCCAACTCGCGCATCTTGGAAGCCAAGAATCCGGCGCTGGAGATCCAACATCCTCCACGGGGCTTGTGTCATGTCCGGTGGCATGGGTTGAGGATACTTCACTTCAAGTTGTGAACCGGGATTGATTTGAACTAACTGGCCGGGAATCGATGCGAAGGTCTCCATATCTAGCCCGGTATTTCCCGTCGAAACCACCATCCCGTTATTTAAGCGAATCGCATTCTCCACAAGGGCTGAAAGGAGCTTATCTGCTGCAAGTTGGAGTTGGGCAGTTTGATGCACAAACCCCGACCCCCAAAATCTATCAAGCGTCGGCTCTAAAACAACGCGAACAATTCCTGTATCAAGCTTCGTCGTGTAGCCTTTAGGATTTGGATTTGGGCCATCATAAAGAATAATCCCATTCGACCCGACAATTCTTCTCCCATTCGGATACTTCGCCTTTACCTTTTGTTGAAGAATCGGGTTCCCTTGGGCATCTTTAATAGGCTTCCCACTAACATCCTTAGATTCCTCATAAGTAGTTTCAGTAGTCGGATCAAGCAAAATGCAATCAAGAACTCTGGCACGAGCTTTTTTATATCCAATCAGCGGCGGGTCGTTAATCCCGTCACCACCAGGGTAAAGAGGAGAGGCGAATTTCATAAACTTCCCAGCAGCATCGTGGCCTGAGTCAGCCCCGGCTTTAATCGACATGCGATCTTCGGGTTTTACCAAGGCACCCTTCACCGGGAAGAGTCTACGAATTTCATAGAGATCTAGAGTTGTTTCAAGAATCCTAAACATCCAATCTTCATCATTCTTTGCATCAGGGTCGGGGAGGACTGACCGAGGATCTCGCTCGTTGACGCGAATCTCCCCAAGGCCCGCAAACGCATCGACATCCCACCAGACTTCGATAAATCCCGTCCCGACAAGTAACGCCCACATAGCGGCGTATGTCAACACCATATCTACATTATTCTTTCGCCAGACCGCATGCAACGCTCGCTCGGCTTCACGATCTCTCCCGCCCTTTCGCGGGTCACGGGTAATATAGACTCGGGGAACTGAGTCAGCAAGATCACTCGCTTCAGCGAGAATCAATGTCCGAAGCTCGTTTGCCACAATCGGCGGGCGGAAGGATGGCGTGGATGTCGGCCAATGCTCTCCATAAAAAATATCCAACCATTCCCGATACCGCGTCATCTGTGCTTGACTCTCACGCACACGCCCTGAATCACTCGCTGCCGACTCAAGCCAGTTCCACAGCGCCGCTTGCTTCGAATCATCGCCAGTCGTTAAAGCAGCTACAACTGCTTTAGCTTCGATAATTGAATCCATTATTACCCCTTAACCGATAATTTCGTTGTCAAGATAGAATTGAATCGTGTCATACACCGACCCACATTCAAGAATATCTGCATCATTCTCAACATAAAAGCGAATAATCTCCATCGCAAACTCATTCACTGAGCAGCCAATTCCCTCGGCAAGGCTCACCAGCCGATCTCTATCCTTGATCTCTAAGATCTCCAATGGTAGCTCCTCTTCCAAGAGAAGCGAAGGTTGCTCTGCGACACTCCGGGGACTCAACGTCCACACCGTGTTCATGAATCCACTGTTGAGCATGTCCTTGGCAGACGTAGTAGATGATAGGCTGCGACGTCCGGTCGCACGTTCTGCCGGTCCCGTGGCCTCCGTAGCAGACGTGCTTGTAGTAGACGTTGGACCCAGGCCCCGCCAGCGGACCGGCTTTTTTACATCCTTCGACGGCGCAACTCCAAGCTTCGATGCGATCTCCCATGCTTTTTCTCTCCATTTCGCGGGCATTAACGTACCTCCGCTGTGCGATAGAGTTGATCTTCAGTGAGTGCCCTCATCGCTTCGCACTTTGGGCAGAGAAAAATATAATGCTTTGCCTTGTGCAAGGGATGACGTTCATCAACAAGTTTCATTGGAATCCCACACACGCCTCGCCAGGATTCCTCATTCTCTGCCATACAGATAGGATTTTTATACCGACGCATCTTGCCCTCCTTCACATTTCCATCCAAGACTTCGTTGCGGAATCTACTCGTTTCTTTAATAGTTTTGAAATTCTCCTCAACGTTGAAGCTTTCTGGTCAAGTGTCTCCACCACGCGAATGGTTGTGGGGATTAAAATCTCGCCCTCGCTCATTTCAATCTTCTTCCTGGCCGGGAAGTAATTCTCTTCCCGACTTCGCAGTGCAATTAAAAATGCAATCACTCGATCATCATGGCCGCTCGTTGCTTCGTACTTCCCATTATCCTGGCGAGAGAAATCATGAAGCTCATCCAAAAGTTTTGCCTCATGTAGCACAACGAGATTGGAATCAATTGCGCGTCTCCCGGCTTCGATGAGTAATGGACGGCTGAAGGAGTTCGTCTCCCAGCCATAAAATCTCGCATTGACCATCTTAATCCTATCCGCCCGTCCACGCCAGAGGTGGAGGTTCGGATAGTTAAACGTGCGAATTAAATGGTCAAGACATGCGTGGCCGTGGTTGTTCACCTCAGGTGCAACAATCGCATTGTTATACCATCGGCCAAGCGAGTTTAGTTGAAAAGCAAGATCTCGTGGCGGGATCGCGCCGTGAATGCACGCCACCTGCTCAAGCGTCTCCATGTCAAGAACTTCCGCAGCGCTAGCGTCTCGATTCTTTCCCTCATAACCCTCGCTCGTATCCGCCCCAATCACATACTTATGATCGGGGATTGGGTTGACCCAAATCCTCACATCCCCGCGAGCGTCGGGAATAAACTTAATAGACTTATCAACCCGCAATTCAACCCTACCCCTGCTCAACGGAGGGCATACGTTGGGCTGCTGTTTCATCAGCGAGATACGGTTGAATGCGGGCTGACCCGTTGAGATAAAAGCTTCTTCAGGACAGGATGGATATTCTTGATGAAAGAGATCCAGCGATCCTCGACACTTCGTCTTAATCGCATATCTCCGCCACGCAAGTTGATCCATCGTGAGCGAGAACGCCTCTACCAAACCTTTTTCTTCATCATCCATCTCGCTTTCTCTCACGAGTGGATAATGCACACTTGATCCAATATACTTTGGCATGGCAAACCAGGGGATGAAGATAGGAATCAACATGGACTCCCCTGCAACCGCTCGCTGCCATTCGTTGTAGAACATTTCCCCGTGGCCAACCTTACCATTGGCCGTAGATTCTAACACCCACATCGTGTCGGCAATATCAGGAAGTCCTTGAAATAATCCAGTCAGCACTTCCTGATGCGACCAGAACGCGACCTCACTCGCATGGACACAAGAAGGCGTGGTGCCTCTGCCCTTCGCAGAGACACCAGCCGAGATGACCCTGAAGATCGACTGCGCGGAGGGGAAGGGAAAGGTGATTTCTTTGATTCGCGGCTCGCGGAGCGCGGGCATCGGCAGATATTTGAGGAACAACTTCGCCATACTAAACAGCGCATGCGATGTATCAAGGTCTTGTGCCAGGACGAGAGAGTTCGTCCCAGGGGAAGAGATGGTGCGGGTAAAGGTGAGCGCCTCGAAAAAAGTGCTCGTATATGTTTGCCGCCCTTTCAAGACAATAAACCATAGTCGCTCATTCGCATCGAGACGTGGGGCCACTTGTCTCCAGATTAGCTCTTGCGAATCTGAAAACTTCATTGGAACAATCTGCCCGGCCTCGTTGCGAATGCGGAGCGATTCCATTACTTTACGAAATCGTGCTGAGCGAGAGCTATCCATTCACCCGTCTTGCTGAGCGGAGGCGATTCTCGACACTCGCCAGTTGCTCATCACTCATTAATGAAACCTTAGTCGGGGAGAGAGCATGTTCGAAATTATCCACACGTTCATTAGCTTTCTTTAATCCCTCAACCAAGGCAAGGATATCCTTCCGCATGACCTGCCAGGGCTTGAATGCGTACCTCCATAGCACATACCCTACCATGATGGCGGTAAGGCCCCAAACTCCTGTCATTAATCCAAGCCAAAATTCGTACATGTGCCCTCCTTAGATCCTATCGAACAAACTTAATTCCCAACTTAATTAACAAGTCTCGTTCATCGGTTTTCAGTGCGGCACAGCCAAGGAGGAACTTATTCCGAAGCTCGCTCGACCCGACCCCTTCAATGTCATGACGAACACCTCGACCTGCTTGAAAAAATGAGAGCACGCCAACAGCTTCACGATCAAACACTGGAAGCTTTGTTGTTGTAAGAATCTCATCAATAGCTGTCCAGCACGGAATCGCCAGGACATCTTTATCTTCTTGCGCCCATTTGAGGGCAAGCTGCACGTCTGCGCGAGTGGTTTCTTTTAACTCAGTCAACGACCCCGCGCATCCACCAAGCAATAACACCAACGCTAAGAGAATATATTTCATTTTAGACCTCATACCAATCTAGCAACAGCCAGTGAGTTGTTGCCGATCCTGATGTTGTAGTTAATAACACGAGATACTTAGTATTTGCGGCGAGGATATACTCAGAATCTGCTCGGCTCGTTCCGCCTGTTTGTTGTGGCCCGGTTCCAATTGATACTGGGAAGGTTCGAAGCACCGTCCCAAGGGCAAACGATCCATCGCCTGCGATCTGCGCTTCAGTTAGGGTGGTAAACTTATTCACAACCGGGACAGTCGCGTTATCGAAAATCCCACTTGTGTTCGCGCTCCCTCGAAGTCGATTATAAATCACATTCCCATGCGAGCCGACGTTGGCAGTGACTGTCGGTGCTTCACACAAGCGAGCATCCGATGCTGCCGAGCATGCAAAACTCCCAAGCATGTGAACACCCTTCGGTGCGGCTGGGGTTTTAATTAAAATCCCCGACCGGGCACCAAGGGCTGCTGCGGTAGTTATCGTATATAATGCCGTATACGAGTCTCCCTCATGAATCTCACGATGCCCCTGGTCAATCGTAATCAGCGCCCCGCATCCTGCTTCTGTTGGAACTCTGGACGTATTAACAATGCCCATTATTTACCCTCCACATATGGCTTACCACAGTCATCTCGATCATTCGTTGAAGGTTTGGTTTCCATGTGTAACCCATCAATTACATCAATTGGGGTTGTCATATTCTCAATCTTCGCTTCCTTCTTTGCTCCGGTGAACAGGAAGTTCGTCATCGTCTAACTCCTCCTCAAGTTCTGATGGCATGGTGAATGATTCAACCTTGCCGTTTAGGTAATCCTGAAACACCCTCCATCGTAACTGCTCGTGTTCCTTACTTTTCTCACTACTCATGTCAGCAAAGATAGCATGTTTATCTATCGCAATGATGAGGTTCATTAACCCGAGTGGGCTAAACTCTACCTTTAACTGGCGGTAATTCTTTAAGAAGAAATCGCGCAGGGCACGAAATCCCTGCGCCGATCCTTCACTCTTTAACTTCCCAATGACTGAATCAAAATTAACCTCAACCTTGGGGAGGCTGTCTCCTAGCCCTTCGCTCTTCAGCTTCATGCACCCTCGCGTCGTATTCGAGTTTCTTGCGGCCTGGGCCAGCGAGCCGCCAGGCCATAATCTCTCGGTTGGTCATCCCTAAATCATGAAACTTCTTTAACGATCTCGCAGAGTTAGCTTGCTTCCCCATGCGCCTAGCCCAGGCAGCATTTCCAACTCGACCGGATGTGAATGCAAATCGTAGCCTCCCTAACATCCGGCTGCGAATTTTCCAGCCCGGGAACGTCCCCCACTTCAGTTTATACCTATCAACCTCGGCGTAGTAGAGTTCAGCAAACTTATCCTTTTGCTCTGGGAGTATCTCATGTGGAATCATCGCCGCGTTAAGGCGAACTGCTTCAGGATAAATAGAAAAATCAATCATGAATGAGTATACCTTGATCTTGTAATATTGTCAATAAAAAACACGGTTAGGTATTGGTGAGGCCGCGTGTGATTCTCACCTTTAAATGGGGACCTCTGGATGGTTTTTATACGGGTCTTTGATGGTAATCACCCCCCTTCAAATTGGCTAAAATCTACCCATTTTTCACTTTTTCAATTTTACCATTACTATACCTAACGATTTCGCGTAGTTAGGTCGCTTCGCATCAATATTTCCCAGTATTACTGCACCTGTGAGTGGGGGTGCCAGGTACAGTAATGACAAAACTCCCTGTGAAATCACGAACTTAGGTCTATTACTGCACCTGGGGCTATCTACCCTAAAGGGGTAGTATCTACAGGTACAGTAATGAAATTTTTACTGTACCTCCTGTGAGGAAACTTCATTCAAATCTTTAATCTTGCTGGCCGTCAAAGCGGCATCATTTCCGGTCTGGGAAAGTAGGCGTAAAATCATTTCTGCTTGGCCTCCTTTTAACAGCGACAACTCTCGCATCTCCCTTGCTACCTTCTCCACCACATCCCTCCTCGCGGCTTCCCAAATCCACCTCCCTGCTGATACCCTAACCGCACCTCCGTACTCCTGTTCAAACAGCCTCGGCACTACCTCACTCGTCGAGGTGACTCTAAAAACAGGATAAAACTTATTCCCTTTCCGCGCCGCGAAAATCGTCCCAACTGCATCTAGCCACCCCGCGAGATAATCTTTAAGCATGCTTCACCAACACTATCCAGTATGGATCGAGTCCTTTAAATATAGCTTTAGGCTTCCCCGTGAGTTTAATTTTAA